GCGTCGAGCTGATCCACTACAACCTGCTGAGCAAGGTCGACCGCGATGCCTTCGCGTTGTTGTGCCAGACCATTGGCCGCATCGAGCTGATGGAGCGTGCGCTCAGCGCCAAGATTGACGTGGCCACGCAGCGCGCGGTCGCAAACGGCGCCGCGCCTGGCGACATCGCCATCGCTGCCGCCGACGCACTGACGGCCAGCACGCCCAACGGCATGCTGATCCAGTCCGTGCAGTACCAGGTCTTGAACAAAGAGCAAGCCAAGCTGTCGGGCTACCTGGCCGAATTTGGCCTGACCCCCGCGCAACGCGCCCGGGTCACCACCGCCATCCGGCGCCAGGTGCAGCTCTTCTCAGTCGAAGGCAGCCCTGCAGACCCGGCCGCTGCCGCTGCACCCGCTGGCGGCTTCGCTGGATTCCCCGATTGACCGTGCCCACCTTACCCACCGCGCCGATCCAGCAGATCCCGCAGATCCAGCAGATCCAGCCAGCGGCGCCCACCTCCACCTATTTTGAGCGGGCCAAGGCCTACGCCCACCGGGTGGACGGCGGGCAAGAAACCGCAGGCCACCTCGAGCGCCTGGCCGCGCAGCGCTTCCTGCAAGACCTGGCCCGCGCTGGCACCGACGCCTTCCCCTACGTCCTCAACGACGCAGCCGGTGCACGCGCGTGCATGTTCATCGAGCGCCTGCCGCACATCAAGGGCGAATGGGCCAGGCCGGTCTACGCCAACGGCGTGCTGCGTTACGCCACCATCCAGCTCGAAGACTGGCAAATCTTCTGCGACTACCAGCTCTTCGCCTGGGTGCACCGCGACACCGGCCTGCGCCGCTTCCGCCGCAGCTACGAAGAGGTGGCCCGCAAGAACGCCAAAAGCACCCGCGCCGCAGCCCGGGCGCTCTTCTTGCTCGCCGCAGACCGCGAACCAGGCAGCCACTGCTACAGCGCTGCCACCACCGGCGAACAGGCCCGCGAAGTCTTCGACGTGGCGCGCAACATGGCCCTGCGCGAAAGCAGCTTCCGTGACCGCTGGGGCGTCACAGTGGGCAAACATGACATCACCATCCCCGAGACCGCCAGCAACTTCCGCCCGCTCAACGCCGAGGGCAGCACCCTCGACGGCCTGAACGTGCACTGCGCCATCGTCGACGAGCTGCACGCCCACAAGCGCCGCGATCTCTGGGACGTGATCGACAGCGCCACCGGCGCCCGCAGCCAGCCCCTGCTATGCGGCATCACCACCGCAGGCAGCGACCGCGCCGGCATCTGCTACGAGCTGCGCAGCTACACCGTCAAGATCCTGGAAGGCGTGCTGCAAGACGAAACGTGGTTCGGCGCCATCTACACCATCGACAAGGACGACGACTGGCAAGACCCCGCCGTCTGGCGCAAAGCCAACCCCAACCTGGGCATCAGCGTCAAGACCGACGACATGCAAGCCGCCTGCAGCCGCGCGCGCAGCAGCCCCAGCCAACAAGCCAACTTCCTGACCAAGCGGCTCAACGTGTGGGTCAGCAGCGACCAGGCCCTGTTTGATATGCAAGCCTGGGCCCGCAGCGCCCGGCCCGAACTGCGCATGGCAGACCTTGCGCACCTGCCAGCCTACGCCGGGCTCGACCTGGCCAGCAAGATCGACATCGCCGCCGGGCCACTGCTCTTCCATGACGAGGCTGCCGACCACTACTACCTGATCACGCGCGGGCGTTTCTGGCTGCCCGAACGCGCGGTCGAAGAAGGCAGCAACAGCCAATACACCGGCTGGGTGCGCAGCGGCTGGATCATGGCCACCGACGGCGAAGTGACCGACTTCGACGCCATCGAAGACCGCCTGCGCCAAGACCAAACCGAGCTGCAAGACCTGCGCGAAGTCGGCTTCGACCCCTGGCAAGCCACCCACCTGGCCAGCCACATGCTGGCCGAGGGCGTGCCCATGGTGGAAGTGCGCCAGACCGTGCAGAACCTGAGCGAGCCGCTCAAGACCCTGATGGCCTGGAACCTGCAGGGCAAGCTGACCCACGACGCCAACCCCGCGATGGACTGGATGATGAGCAACGTCGTCGGCCACTTCGACGCGAAAGAAAACGTCTATCCACGCAAAGAGCGGCCCGAGCAAAAGATCGACGGCCCCGTGGCCCTGCTGATCGCCATGAACCGTGCGCTGTCGAATGAGCCCAAACCCGACATCTCCGAATTCCTCAACAACCTCGTTTCAGCCTGAGGCCACCCATCACCATGGCATTTCTGCAAAGCATCGGCCGCTGGCTCGGCCTGGGCGGCGCCCTGGCTGAAAACACCGGCCAGCAAGTCAGCGCACCCAGCGCGCCGCTGGTGGGCGACACCTACGCCGTCGGCGCAGATGGCGCCCTGCAGATCAGCACCGTGTGGTCTTGCGTGGACTTGCGCGCCAGCACCCTGGCCAGCCTGCCATTCTTTGCCTACCTGACCAGCGGCGGCCAAAAGCAATTGGCCCGCAACACGCGCCTGTACGCGCTGCTGCACGACAGCCCCAACGCCCGCATGACGCCCTTTGAATTTTGGCGCGCCATGATCCTCAACCATGATCTGCGCGGCAATGCCTACGCCCGGCTCGACCGCGCGCCAGACGGCGAAGTGGTGGCCATGTGGCCCATGCCCGCAGACCAGGTGCAGCCCTTCATGCTTGACAACGGCGAGATGCTGTATGAGTACCGCATCGGCGCCAACGTCGCCATCCTGGCCGCAGACAACGTGTTGCACCTCAAGAACCTCGGCAACGGCAACATGGGCCTGTCCAAGCTCGACTTCATGCGCGGCACCACCACCGAAGCCGAGCGCATGCAGACCAGCGCCAGCAAGCTCTTTGGCTCCGGCGGCAAGCCCACCGGCGTGCTGATGATCGATGCCGTGCTCAACAAGGAACAACGCGCCGCCGTCAAGGCCAACTTTGCCGAAATGGCCGACGGCAGCAATTCGCGCCTGTACCTGCTCGAAGCCAACATGAAATACCAGCAGGTCAGCATGACCGCTGAAGACCAGCAGCTGATGGAGTCGCGCAAATTCAGCGTCGAAGAAATCTGCCGCTGGTTCGGTGTGCCGCCAGTGCTGGTGCATCACAGCAACGTGACGACCTGGGGCACCGGCATCGAACAGATTGTGGACGGCTGGTTCAAGCTCGGCGTGCGGCCCATGTTGGTCAGCGTCGAGCAGGCCGTGCGCAAGCGCGTGCTCACCCCGCGCCAACGCGCCAGCATGACGGCAGAGATCAGCTTCGATGCGCTGTACCGAGGCAACATCAAAGACCGCTTCGAGGTTTACGCCAAGGCCACGCAAAACGGCATCTTCACCCGCAACGAGGCGCGCCAGTTGGAGAACCTGCCGCCGGTGGGGCCAGAGGGCGACCAGCTCACCGCACAAAGCAACCTTCTGCCGCTGAACAAGCTCGGCCAACAACCCGCCGCGCCCACCGCCCCCATCAAAGACCCAACAGGAGCCAACCATGCTGCTGCGTAAAACCCTGCAACTCGCCGCCACCGACCTCAAGATGGAGGGCGACAGCGGCCGCTTCACTGGCTATGCCAGCGTCTTCGGCGGTGTGGACAGCTACGGCGACACCATCCTCAAGGGTGCCTACGAAAGCACCCTGCGCCAAAACGGCAAGCCCATGATGTTTCTGGAGCACAGCAGCAGCACGCCATTCCTGGGCGGCGCAGCCACGCTGCCGATCGGCAAGTTCCTGGTTTGCAAAGAAGATGACAAGGGCCTGCTTGTCGAAGGCGAACTCACCCCCGGCATGAGCCTCAGCGCCGACGTGCGCGCCGCCATGCAACACGGCACCCTGAGCGGCCTGAGCGTGGGCGGCTACGTCAAAAAGGGCGACTACGACGAGACCGAAACCGGCCGCGTCATCCGCAAATGGGCCAACCTGGTCGAGATCAGCGCCGTGTGCATGCCGGCCGACAGCGCCGCCCGCATCCAGAGCGTCAAGGCCGAAGGCTTCGATGCCGCCATCGCCGAAGTAACCACCATCCGTGAATTTGAATACCTCTTGCGGGACGCAGGCGGGTTCAGCAAAACGGCCGCGCAGCAGCTCGTGGCCCGCGTCAAAAGCCTGTTGCAACAGGGGGACCCTGAGCAGCAAGCCGAGGCGAAACGCATGCAGCAGCTCGCCGCGCGCTTCAACGCGCTGGCCGATGCCGCCGCGTGAATCAAGCCCGCAACCCACCCCAACCCTGACCCCTCCAACTTCAAGGAATCATCATGAAAAATCCCTTTCTCAACCCCCGTTTTCTGATCGGCCTGGCCATCGCCATGGTCTTCGGCCTGGCCCAGGCCGCCGGCATCGACACCGCCGCCCTGGCAGCACAGCACACCGACGTGCTGGTCGGCATGAGCATGCTGATGGTCGGCGACATGGAGGCCATCACCAAGGCCATGGACCGCATCGAGGCGGCCATGAAAGCCAACGCCGAAAAAGCAGCCGGCGAGATGGCCACCCTCGGCAAAGTCAGCACTGACACCAAAACCGCCATCGATGCCCTGGGCGTCGAACAGCGCACCCTGGCTGACCGCCTGTTGCAGCTTGAGCAAAAGGGCGCGGGCGGCGATGGCGATGGCGATGCCAACAAGCCGCTGAGCTGGGGCGAGCAACTGATCAAGAACGCCCACTACGCCGCCTTCGCTGGCGGCCAGACCGGCAAGTTGCGCATGGAAGTCAAGAACACCCTGGTGGGCTCTGACACCACCGTCGCCCCCACCCGGCTGGCCCGCATCGTCGGCGGCGCCATGCTGCCCTTCAGCATGGAAGCGCTCTTGCCCAGCACCACCACCACCAGCAACGCCATCGAGTTCACCAAAGAAAACGTCTTCACCAACGCTGCTGCAGAAGCGGCTGAAGGCGCGGCCAAGGCAGAGTCTTCGCTCACCTGGACGTTGGTCAACATGCCCGTGAGCACTGTGGCGCACTGGATCAAGATCAGCCGCCAGTTGGCCATGGACGCCCCCGCCCTGGCCGCCTACGTCAACAGCCGCATGGTCTATGGCGTCAACCAGAAGGTCGACACGGCACTGGTGGTTGGCAACGGCACGCCGCCCAACATCAGCGGCACCTACAACACCGGCAACTACACCGCGCACGGCTACACCGACGCGGCCTTGACGGCCATCAGCTCGACCTTCAAGCGCCTGGTGCTGATCCGCAAGGTCATCGCCGACCTGTACGTCGCAGGCTTCCCGGCCGACGCCATCGTGCTCAACCCGCAAGATTGGGCCACCATCGAGATCCAGCTCATGACCACCGCCGCTGGCCAGACGCTGTACAGCGTCAGCGAAGGCGGCACGCCGCGCCTGTTCGGCCTGCCCGTCATCCAAGCCATCGGCATGGCGGCAGACACCTTCCAGGTCGGCCGCTTCAGCGAGGCCTACATGGTCCACAACCGCGAAGGCGTCACGGTGGAAATGTCCGATTCTGATTCGGACAACTTCACCAAGAACTTGATCACGCTGCGTGCCGAACGCCGCCTGGCGCTGGCCACCGAGAAGCCCGCCGCTGTGCGCGGTGGCGACCTCACCCCCGCCTGATCCAGCCTGAGCGCAACCCCACAGCCCGCCGGCGCCACCAGCCCGGCGGGCTGTTTCATTGGAGATCACCATGCAACTCGTGCAAGTCAAGATCAAAGGTGTGGTCAGCAC